AGATCGTAGGGTCCGAAAGCCCGACAATCTTTAAGAGCTCCTTCTTACGGATAATGCGGTCCATGATTAATCCTTGTCGTCGTTCGTCAAAACAACATTTCTCGCTAGCCATGACTCTATATCCTCAGCGCGATAGAGCACCTTTTTTCCGAGCTTGTAGTATCGGGGTCCAATTTTGTGAAAACGCATGTTGGCAAGGGTGCCGATGTTCAGGCCGTAAACATCAGCTACATCCCTCGGTGTCAATGTTTTGCGTCCCTTGTTATTTGCCATTATCTCCTCCGCAACTTGGTTATTATAAATTAATTTATATTATGATGTCAAGATAATTATACCGCAGCCGGTTTTTGTATACGAATAGCTTCCTCCCGAGGAATACGAATGGTCTTCTTTGTCACCCTGATAGCATTCTGAATGATACCCTCTTCGATCCACAAATAAACCGTGCGGACATCAACAGAAAAGTAATCCGCAACCTCGTCGGGCCTGAGTAATGCCTTGTTTGGTAGAGTATTCAAAATGTCAATACCTCCGCGTTTTCTGCGCCGTAGGCGGACTTCTTCAGCCTCGCCTCCGGGTTCATCGCCATCAGTGCCACAGCGTTGAATGCCGCCATGAGCGGGTCAATCTTCCCTGTGCCGCTTGCCTGCTTAGTGATATAGATATTATTGCCCTTCAACTCACACCTGGCATTGCCAACGCACCAGGCCATAAGGGGCTGGCCGCTGTGGATGATGGTTTTCTCGGCTACCTTGTGCTCCATCGTATTGATCGCGCTTGCGAGTTTCCAATTCTGCGGAACACCAACTATCCGTTCATGTTCTATCGCAAAGTTCCCCTCCGCATCTCCAGCCTCGATCTCATCCATAACCAGTCCCATTCCCCACGGATCGACGCCAATGCGGTCCAGGAGACCTGACTTCTCACACATCCTGACGACATCGCCTATTTCTTTTATGTCCTGCCCAATCTCTTTGATGATGATCAGATCACCATCCCGCTCGAAATCGCGATATCTCGCCGCCTCTGATTTGCGCCTCTCAAGTGCTATGGGGTTTACCCATGCCATGGTGTGCAGCAGCCATTTTTTTGTCTCTGCATCTCTGCCCAGGACTGCCAATCCCGTGAGGTCATCCAGGCCGCCCTTGTCTATGCCGATCACGATCACATCAGATTTTTTGATAATTACATCAAGCGTTACATCTCCCGCCGCGTCCTCCCAGAAATCAGCCCCGGCCCACCGCTGAGACTTGAGGGAAAGTCCCATCTCTACGTTAAGATGCTTCGCCAAGAAGCCCTGCATGGATTCCTGTCCCGCCTCTTTCGCCTTCTTGAATTCGCGGATAATGAACTCTTCATCGACGGATGCCCCGAGGTTCGGGTTCGTCACATAGAAATATTTCGGGTTCAGGTGCTTCTGCTCATCGAGAATCGCCTTGGGGAACTCGTAGATCACCGGCAGGAACTTCGGATCATCTATCCTGCCATCACGGACGCCTCGGGCATAGTCGAGTTTCTGCTTGAATACGCCGGCTGGAGCCTCGTCGCTCTGCGTTGACAGGTAAATCACGAACCCTTCCGGCCTGGATGCCAGCCCGCCGCATGCCTCGCGGAGCATGTTTTCCGCGTTCGGGCGCTTACCGAACAACCAAAGTTCATCCACCAGGATGCCGGTTGCCTTCTTGCCGCCCACGGTCTCACTGTCTGCCGCCACTACCTTGAGGGTCGCGCCGGTTACCCTGTGCGTGATCTGCCGGTAATGCTCCTGAATATGCATCAGGTCGGACAGTTTCTCGTCAGCCTTGATCATGTCACGGGCGGGATAGAATGAGTTATTGGCGATCTCCACGGTAGGCGCAAGGATGGTGAACTCTGCCGATTCCCTCCAGTTGCGTATCAGGGCGGTCATCATGATACCCGCCGCGCCGGTTGACTTGCTGTTTTTCTTGCTGATCAGGAGGAAATACTCGGTGATGAGCCTACGCCCCGCATCTGAATCGTATGAGCCGAAGATAGAGCCCACGAAGTCGAACAGCCATGGACGGCCAGCCTCGCCTAGAGTCGGACGGCCCAGAACATCGACAAGGCGAAGTTCCTTGAATACGGACAGTGCCGCCGCAGCTTCATCGGGAAACAGCGGGGGAAGTGTGATCAGGGATTCGCCCGCGAGAATACGCTTTTCCCAATCAGGGCAGGCAGTGGTCCATTCCATTATTTTTTCACCAGGCTGATCGGTGCACGGCCAGCCGAGAACTTGCCGGAACTCGCGGCCTTGGCCCTTTCTTCCCGCTCGCCCTTCTTACCTTTGCCCTCGCCCTTGCGGGGATGAACGAATGGAGCCGCCGCTATCGCCATGCGGTCCCTGCGCTCTGGCTCCGCGTCCTCATCATTCATGACCTTGAGCATGTAATCCAGTGGGTCCATGTTCGCAGCCTTGGCTTCCTTCTTGATGTCTTCGGGAACATCTCTCTTCTTAGGGGTCTTGGCTCCGCCCTTATTGTACTTTGTTCCCTTTTGAGGTCCTGATCCTGGTCTATATCCGCCTCTTGCCATGTTTCTCGCTCCTTTTACTCTTTGAACTTTTTGAATCCCTTTTGAACAAATGTTCAAACAAGAGGATTAATTCTGCGCGTGGGGACCAGCGCGGTTTCGGCAGCGCCAAGGTTGTGGACATTTCACCCACCCCCTCTCTCCTTCTCCTCCTGCTCCGTCTTCTTCCTGTGGCAGTCCTTGCACAACCATTGTCTATTCTGTTGGCTTTCTGCTCCGCCTAGATGCAGAGGTATCTTGTGATCCACCTCGCCATGCCTCAGGTCTGTTACCCTTCCACACGCTTGGCATATGTATTCAGCATCCAGGGCGGTCTCTTCCCTGATCTTTTGCAGTTCTTCCCCCGTGATGCGCTTGGTTGCGATAGGTGTTGAGCATGTCCGCATATCCAGCGTTGGCACCTTGGGCTTGAGTGATGACAGCTTGCTCATCCCTTCGCCCAAACAATGAACCCCACCACGCACAGCGCCCACAGAATGCCGAGGGCTTTTGCAGTTATCATTTTCATTCTCCTCCTCGGTTGGATCGGTAGTAGTCCTTGATTGACTGGTAGATGTCCTTATGCATTGTGGTAATACTATGTATTACTTCTGGGTATATTGCAAGTACAAAGTTTAAAGTTGTGCTTCATGGTTTAAGGATGTATTGGTGGGGTTGCATAATGCAACTACAATCATGCAAAATGCATTACTTTATATGGTTGTCCGCGAGGATTGAGCGAGGATTGAACATTTGTTAATGAGACCGGGGTGATGGGGATGTGGAAATGTTCACAAATGAGTAAACATTATAACTCTTGGGTTGTGGGGTTATTCGCTGGAATAATATATTGATTTGATAAGCGCGTTGCTGGCGTGGGGTTGTTGCGGTGTTTTTTAGCTCTGAGGTTAATCAACTTCTTTGATGATAGTCCAGCCTGTGCCTGGAGTGACTTATCAAACCAATCTTGTCTATTCGCACGCATTAAATACACCTCTCAGCAAAAGCCTTCGTTATGTGCTTAACAATCCGCATCCCCCTTTGCGGCGCTCTCTGGTATCGCGCCTTTGGGGATGCTCACGATAGGGGGTTGAATGATTTCTTTCTTGGGGGAAGAATAGATTGAAAAAGTGGGCGAGTCAAGCCCTGTGTTTCCCTATTCCCGGTGATTGCCGGTTGTTATGGGTCATTATCATTCCATTATGTTATGGCTCGTATCGTATCTAGTAATATCTAGTTATTCCTCTATTTAATATCACTATGCATAAAACCATGACAAATCCGGCCAATCTTTCATTTGCACTGTCGGCTTTCTTTACACCCTCTATATTGGCTTCCTTCCTTGTTCTCTGCCTGATTTGCCTCATATCCCTCATTCCCTGTCGGATTCCTTTACACCTGTACAATGGCTTGTTTCCTAGATACTGTCTTTTTGGGTGTCGGGATTCTTTACGATTCCATTGTTTTCAGCCCTGTTTTCAGCGGTCATTCCCCTTGCCTGTTCTCCTGCAATGCCGTGTATGTATTTTCTTTTGGCTCCTGGTGCTGGTTTGCGGGCAATCTTATCATTATCATGCTCATTTGGCACATGGTGTGCATATATGGGGGCAAATAAAAAAGAAAGGTAAGGAGGCATCATGTTTAAAAAAGAATTTTTAGGGAAGCCCAATTACGAGCCCGCCGAGGATGTTTGCGCTGGGGTATTAGTCCGGGACATTAAAACAGGTCGGCACAACTCAACTACAAAATGGTTTGCCGAGTGTTATTCTCCACGGCTCGGGGTAATGGAGCAATGGGGGAATACAGAGATTGATGCGCTCAAAAGGTTGCGAGAATTTGTGGTTAATGTCCAGGGCGACAAGTGGCCGGAAATCGAAAGGTGTTAAGTATTTCTTAAATACTCACGCCCAAGGCCGGGGGCGAAACCGGCCAGGAGGACCAATGGCACAACGAAAAAAATCATATCTATTCTCTTGGGGGCAGTATCGAGATGAGGCGTGGTGGAACAATCTCAGGGTCGAGACCACACGCCGGGGCATCTCGATCAACCAGCTCCTGTGCGACCTGCTGGACAGCTGGCTTGCCCACGGCAATGCTGCACCGGATATGCTCTACGCGCTCAATGAGATACGCGCTCTATGGGACAAGCACGGCCTTGGGGATAACGAGGACGAGTCAGGGCCGGTTTACCGGCTCATGGTGGAGGCGATCAAGAAGGGCGAGGGAAAATAATCCCGCCGGGGAATATTAACCACAAATCCGCACAGTAACGCTCGGAATGTTACCGTACGGGAATAAGGAGGATGGAATGGGCATTATCGATGATATCAAGAAGGAATTGGCCGCGCTCAATGCCGATCTCGTTGAAATCGAAGACAAGATAGAGATGGGATGCGATGAGTACGGATTAAAAATTGGCTTCAAGCTCAAGCTCCTTCTGATGTTCATCCGATTCACCCGCGACAATGTGAAGGACATGATTTTAGAGGTTGAAGACCAGATCATACGGGCTGAGCACCCGGAGGATTTCCCTGAGTAGCCACAAACCCCTCCCGGTGTCGGGCAGGAGATGCCCCCTGCTATGGATGAGATAGCAGGTCCGGGAGGGGAGAACAAAATACCAAACGAAAAGGAGAGATGCAATGATCATGAAT